GTGATTGCCGACAACCTCACAGCGGAGCTGATGCCATGACGATCACGATCACAGCCGCACTCAACAACGCCCGCTTAAACGCTGTGCTCACGTTTTTGGACGCCGGGCCTGACAACGCCGCGATCCAGATTTATGGGGGCACACGCCCGGCCACACCGGCTGACGCACCCGCTGACCCCGCGCTGGTCAGCATCCCGCTCACAAAGCCAGCAGGCAGCGTGTCAAACGGCACTCTGCTGCTCACACCGCAAGACGTTGGCTTGATTCTGAACAGCGGTGTTGGCACCTGGGCGAGGGTGATCAACGGCGCAGGCGCGGTGGCGTTTGACTGCGACGCGGGCGAGGGCGCTGGAGCATGGGAGGTGCAACTGGTGCAGGCCAGCCTGCTGGCCGGGGGCGATGCCCGGCTGGCCAGTGCGATCTTGGGGTAACGCGTGGCCGATCTGCTTTTCAAAAGCCCTCAGACCGGCAGCACCGATCTGGTTTTCGGGGCCGATGAAGTTGTTGTCGGCACGGCTATCAATGTCAGCCTGGTGGGCACGCTGCCCCCGCTCGAATTCGCGGCAGAGGTGGGCCCCGTCCTCAGTCTGTCGCTGGTGGGCACGCTGCCGACCATGACTGTGGCGCTGGCTGTCAACTATTTCAGCAACGCCGCACGCCCCACTGTTGGGCAGGTGCAAGGCCCGTGGCAGATCGCTGCTCACGCATCGCAAAACGCCGAGCAAGCCCACCAAGACAGCCCACCCAGCCCCGCTGCCTGGATCGCCCGCTGGCAAGACGCAGCGCGCACGCCCGCTGGTGTCGAGCACCTGCTGCCCAGCGGCTTCGACCGCACCAACCGCCCTGACATCACCGGCCCATTCCAAGACGCCAGCGGCTTGCACGACAGCGCCCAGTTCGCGCACCAAGACGCCACGCGCACCCGACTCGGGTTGATCGCCTTGTTCAAAGACGGCACCGGTGCGCGAGACGACACGCTGTTCAAACACCAAGACGGCACCCGCACCCACGGCAGGCGTGAGACCAGCCAGCAGCAAGCAACCCCGCGCCCGCTGGTGCGCTCGCCCGACCGCCATCAGGTGGCCAGTGCCTTGCTGCGCGCATGGCAGACAGCGTTCGAAGACGGCGTGCCCCCACCGCCGGGCCTGAGCGTCCTGCCGGTTTTTGTCCCACCGCCCCCGCCCCCTTGTTATCTGCTCAGCACCGCGCTGCTGTTCGAGGCATTGGCTGCGGCGGATGGCGGGCTGGTTTTTCGCTGCGACGCTGGAGCCGTCGGGCCGATCGACCCCGATCCGCCGCCCGGCCAGATCATCATCCCGATTCGGAGTGTCTACATGACCGTCAACACCATCACCCTGACCCGCGTCGACGGCAACATTCCGATGCGCGCCTCCGCGTTTTCGATGAGCTTTGACGTGGACTCTTGGACCGGCCCCTGGTCCGCCACGGTGCCGCTGTCGGCGGCGAGCTTGCTGTCCCCCGCGCATGGCGAGCCCACGGAGCTCGAGGTCGTCATCAACTCGGTGCCTTACCGGCTGCTGGTGGAAGAGATCAGCAGCACCCGAAAATTCGGCGAAAGCGTGCTGTCCATCAGCGGCCGAGGGCTGGCAGCCACGCTCGATTCGCCTTACGCGCAGACCCGAAACTTCTCGGCGGCCAATGACCGCAGCGCGCAGCAGCTGGCCACCGAGGCACTGCAGATCAACGGTGTGGGCATCGGCTGGTCGGTCGATTGGCAGATCGAGGATTGGAACGTGCCCGGCGGGGTCTGGTCCCACCAGGGCAGCCACATCAGCGCGGTCAACGCCATCGCTGCGGCGGTGGGTGGCTACGTCCAACCCCACCCCACCAGCAAGACGCTGCGGGTGCTGCACAGGTATCCGCAAGCGCCTTGGAACTGGGCCAGCGTTTCGCCCGACATCATCCTGCCCAGCGCGCCGGTGCTGGTCGAGGGCATCCGCTGGGCGTCCAAGGCCGACTACAACCAAGTTCACGTCTCGGGCACGACCGACAGCGGTTTCCTCGGCCAGGTGCGGCGCACCGGCACCGCTGGCGGCGTCGAGGCGCCGATGGTCGTCGAGCCGCTGATCACCGCGCCTGAAGCCGCGCGCCAGCGAGGCCGTGCCGTGATCAGCGACACCGGGCGCCAGGCGCTCGTCTCTCTGAGCCTGCCGCTGCTGCCCGAGACCGGGTTGATCATGCCGGGCAAGTTCCTGCAGTACACCGACGGCGGGTCCACGCGCCGGGGCATCGTGCGCAGCAGCGCGCTGTCCTGGCAACGCCCTCGCATGCGCCAGGACATCACGCTTGAGACCCACGAAACCGCATAAGGCCCGCCATGTCCACCAACGTCTACAAAGCATTCCTCGACCTCCTCCCAGGCCGGCCCCTGCAATCGGGCATCGTCACCGCCGCCAGCGCGGGTGTGGCGACCGTAGAGCTCCCCGGGGGCGGGCTGCTTCAGGTGCGGGGCCAAACGACGGTGGGCGCCAGGGTGTTTGTGCGAGACGACGTGATCGAGAGCGCCGCGCCCAACCTGGCCGCGGTGCTGATCGAGGTTTGAGGACAGCGACCCGCAGGCGCTTGGACGAGGCCCGCCCTACGATGCAGAAATAGCCCCGCGCTGGCGGCGCCCCCAACTTTGGAAGCGACCCTGATGGAATTGCAGCAGATGTTTAACCTAGTGGCCAGCCTCCTGGGGGGGATCATGGGCTGGCTGCTCAACACAATGTGGAACGCGGTGCGATCGCTCGAAACGAAGGTGGCCGCCATCGACGTTTTGGTAGCCGGCCAATACGTCAAGCGCGAAGAAATGGGCAAAGCGACGGATTCAATCCTCGCAAAGTTGGACAAGATCCAAAGCCTCATCGACCGCAAGCTGGACAAGCCGTGAAACTGTCTACCAAATCCCGCGAAGTGCTCAAGCGCCTGGAGGGGTTCCGGGGCGCGGCCTACATCCCTGTGCCTGGCGACCGAATCACGATCGGCTACGGTTTCACGCGTGGCGTGAAGATGGGCGACCGGATGACCCGCGCCGAAGCCGACGTGCGCCTCGTTGCGGAGCTGGCCGAATATGAAGACGCGGTGCTTGCGGCCTGCACGCGGCGCCCGAACCAGAACCAGTTCGACGCACTCACGCTGCTGTGTTTCAACATCGGCAAGGCCGGTCTGCGCCGGTCCAGCGCCTTGCGCGCACACAACCGGGGCGATCACCAAGCCGCTGCCAGGGCCTTCTCGTTGTGGAACAAATCGTCTGGCGCGGTGTACGCCGGGCTGACCCGCCGACGCACCGAGGAAGCCGCGCTCTACCTCAAGCCAGTACCCGATGAGGTGAGTGACGGTGCCCTGCTGCCCGAAGATGCGATGCCGCAAAAAGTGGATGAGGAATCGAGCATGGCAGCAAGCCCGATCAACCGTGGTGCCGCTGTTGCTGGTGGCACCGCTGCCGTGGCTGCGGTCAGTGAGACGGCCCGCACGCTTGGCGACATTAAGGATACAGCCGGGGGCCTGGGCGAATGGCTGGTGCCGGTGCTGCTGATTGCAGTTGTGGTGCTGTGCGGCTACGTGATCTGGGAGCGCATCGGCCAACGCCGGGGTGGGTGGGCCTGATGTGGCCTCGCTTGATTGCCCTCACAGCGCTGACCGCAGCACTTGCTGGGTCTGCCTGGTTCGTCTACAGCAAAGGGCAGCAATCCGGGACGAAAGCTACCCAAGCAGCCTGGGACAAGGAGCGCCTGGCGACTTTGGAGGCGCAGGGCGAGCAGATCCTGAAGGCCCAGATACGCGAGACCGAGCTGGCAGCCAAGATGGCCCAACTGAAAGAAGGACAGCGCCGTGAAACGACTCGCATTGCTGCTGGCTACCAGCGCACTATTGACAGCCTGCGCGACCGCCCCGAGGCCCGTGCAGGTGCTTCAGGTGTGCCCGAAGGCGCCGCCCCTGGTGCTGGATGCACCGGTGCGGGACTGGCAAGGCCAGATGCGGCGTTTCTTGCAGGGTACGGTGCCGATGCCGCCCGATTACAGTCTGCCCTCGAAGTCTGCCAAGCTGCCTACGATCCGCTGACGCGCTAGAACCAAGGCAGCATCAGGGGCAGCCTGTCGAGAGCGCCGGTGTACGCGTCAACCCCGATCCGCCCCACCAGCGCGTCAAGCTGCCGGTGGGCAAGGCGTACCGCCTCGGCCGGCGGGTAGCCTGAGACGACATCCGCGCGGCCGTGGACACCACCCACCAGGGTGAGCAGCGCCTGGCCCGAACGCACGTCGGCCACCGCCCAGTGCCCGTTCTCGGGCTTGCGGTAAAGCGCCAGTTCGCGCGGCACCCCACCGATGCCCGACCCGAAGAGCGTGCATTCAAGCCCAAGGGGTGGGTCGTTGTTTTCTTGGAGGAGCAGGAAGGTCCTCATGCCGCACCGATCTGGGCCGCGTGGGCCTCACCCAGCGCGAACACGTAGAGGTAGTCGTCCGACATCCAGGCGGGCGCAATCTCCTCGGCCGCCAGTGCGGTGCCGTCGGGCCAGACGCGAAAGAGGATGGCGTCGGCTGCGATGCGCCCTTCGGCCGGGGTGCCCGCGGGCGGCAGCTTGCGCAGCCACAGCGCGGGGAAGTCGGCCCAGCCCAGAGCGATGTACGCACCGCTGTCGGTCATCTGCATCACGCCCTTCCCCTCGCACCGCCAGACTGGGCCGAACCGGCTGTGCTCGCCCCGGGTGCTCACCACCGTGACAGTGAGCCCAAGGTTGGGAGACCTCGCGCGGCCCATGCCGCCGACGACCTCGCACAGATCGCCGGACTGAATTGGTTGGTTCATTTCACACCTCCTGGGGTTTGGGTTGTGTGCACGCAGCCGCGTGCGAATCGTCTGAGGGTTGCGCGCTGCTGCAGGCCAGTGCGCGGGTCGCTGGGTGTCAGCGAGAACGTGGCCTTCTGGGTGGCCCCGTCCCCGCGCAGTAGAACGGCTTTGTAGTGATTGCCCCCCGTGAGACCCAAAGTGCCGACCAACGCCAGGCCCTCGGCTTTGATCTGGGCCAGCAGATCGCGTTTTTGTTTGACCATGAGTCACTCCGCGGGGTTGGTTGCGGGGTCGTTTCGGTTGACGCCATCGGCGGCATACTGGCGGCCCCGGTCCCAGGCGCACCAGTTGAAGCTACCCACGCAGTCGAAGAAGCCGCACGGCTTGCCTTCAAAGCCTTGCTGCCACCAGTCGCGGTTGCTCTGCGTGCTGTAGGGGTTTGGGTCAATGAGGTCCATGTTGCGCTCCGTTTGGTTGTTGTAAGGTTGTATATTAGCACCAATAAAACAACCTACCAACAACCGTTCGTCGGAAAGCGCGGATCAGCCGAAGTTGGTACAGTCGTAGGCGCTTTGCATTGCCTCGGCGCTGCTCGCGTTGTGCCGTTCGACGACGAACGCGACATCTGGATCTTCCACCCCGAGCGAAAGGCCGTGCTTGGCGCACACCGCTTCCAGCTCTGCGAGAAACGCGTCGATCTCGGGGGTCTCGGCGTTGGTGCCGATGCTTGGGTCCAGCGGTTCACGGGTGTCTCCTGTAAGGGGTGGGCGTGAGAGAATGCCACACGGCCCGAGAGGGCGCAAGTGCTCCTCTTCCCGGATTTTGCACGGAAACCCCTCGCAGCCCGCCCAGGCGCTCAATTCCCGACCCCGGCTCGAGGCACCACAGACTGCGTACACCTGACGTTACGGTGACGCAAAGCTAATCAAATCAAGCACTTACGCAAGGGCGTGCGGATGTATGATTCGCAAACTGCGCGGTCCTGCGCACCAAGATGCACGGAATTTACACGGGGTTTGCACAATGGCGTCAGCGAAGAAAACGGCAGAGGGCACTTGGCGCATCCAAGTGATGGTCGGCGGCCGGCGGGTGGGCGAGACTTTGCCCACAAAACGCGAAGCTGTTGAGTGGGCCGCGCGCAAAACCTTGGAGTTGCAGGCCGTCAAGTTGGGTCTGGTGGGCACCACGAAGTCCCTGCGCGACGCGATGCGCAAGTACGCCGCGGAGGTCAGCACGACCAAGCGCGGGGAGGCCAAGGAAGTCGTCAGGCTGCGCGCATTTGAGCGCCAGGCCCTGCCCCTTGACCAGAAGCTCTCAGACCTCACCACGGCGCAGCTGGTGGCCTGGCGCGACGCGCGGCTGGCGGTCAACGCTCGAGGCTCGGTGCTGCGCGACATGACGATGCTCGGGGCGGTGCTTGAGACCGCGCGTCGCGAGTGGCAGTGGGTGCCGTCGAACCCGATGAAGGACGTGCGCCGGCCGCAAGAACCGGACCACCGCGAGCGCCTGATCCGTTTCGGGGAGATCCGGGTAATGCTGCGCGCGCTCAAGTACGGCCGCGAGATTCGAGCGGTGTCCAACGCCGTGGCCCACTGCTTTGTGCTGGCGCTGTCCACCGGCATGCGCGCGGGGGAACTCGCAGGCTTGACGTGGGCCCAGGTGCGCACGGATCATGTCAGGCTGCTGACGACAAAAAGCGGCAAACCCCGGGAGGTGCCGCTGTCGCCGGTCGGGCGCCGGATTGTCGAGCGCATGCGTGGGTGGGATGAGACCCTGGTGTTCGGCATCACGTCGCAGACGCTGGACGGCATGTTCCGCAAATACCGCGACCGGTCGGGGTTGAAAGGCTTCTGCTTTCACGATGCGCGGCACACGGCGGCCACCCGGCTGGCCCGCTCGCGCCGGGTGGATGTGCTGGAGCTCTGCAAGATCCTGGGGTGGCGCGACCCCAAGCAGGCCATGACCTACTTCAACCCGTCGGTGTCTCAGCTGGCAGCGCGCCTCTGACGCTCCCAGGCCAGCACCTCGGACAGGGGCCACCGGCCCTGGGTGGGTGGCGGTGCGCTGCGGGCTTTGACCCGGCGGTCCAGGGTTGACAGCGAGACGCCCAGGCGCGTGGCCATCTCTTGCCGAGACAAATGCCGGTCGGCCAGGCAGGCCAGCAGTTCGCGGATCTCCCGCAGTTCGTTGGCGACGGCGTCGAGGGTCATGGTTGTTTCGCAATCGGAATAAATCGGCAGCTCATGCTCTGAGCCACTGCGGGGTTGCTGGGTGTGCGTTCACCCCAGGTCTGGCCAGGCAGATCCGCCCAACGCACGCACGTTTCGCACAAGTCGTCTGGCACCACGGGGCGGCACCGGCTGGAGTCAAAAGGCAGGGTCATGCGTTTTCTCCCATGCCCGGCAAGCGGAGGGCTTTGCCCTTGGCTATTTCGCGCTGCACACATATGAGGGCGCACTGCAGGTCGGTCACCGTAATCACGTTCATCTGGGCGTCGTGCAGTTCCATCAGTTCGTTCAAAGCGCCTATTTCAGGGCCCGCAGGCACGAACTTTCCCACCCGTGCGGAGCGGTCGGCGATAGAGATCAGCGCCTCGCGCCCCCGGGTGGTCACCTCGTAATAGTCGTCCCCGAACCCGCCCCGTTGGAGCGCTTCGGAGATGTTGGACATGGCAATCAGGGTGTCCATGTCCGCGCGCGTGGCCCCACCCCGCAGGAGGGCGGACATTGCGGCGCTGTTCTTCAGCTGCACGCCCAGCAGGACGGGCCCTTTGCTGCGGATACTCTGCAAACCCTCCATGAGGTAACCCACCGGGTCTTGCAGGTTGGGCTTCGGTTTGTATTTCTTGCGGGGTTTCTTTGTCGTTGGCATATTAAATTCCGAATTAGGTGCCCGTTCCTCGAATTCACTGCAACATGCTTGCGGCCTCGCACAGTGTTTCCCTACCCAAACGCCATTTTTCTTTATTACGGGCTGTGTTTGGTGCGGCATAAGAGGCTTGTTCCCAGGTGGGCTGGCCAAGGTTGGATAGCGAAGGCCCCGTTGAATTACGTGCGAGGTTTGTGAATAAGGTCGGGGCGGGGGCAGTTCTCAGGGGGAACCACCACGGCCCAGACCGCGATGAACTGCCGGCCGGGCTTCTCCCACCGGTCGATGTAGGCGTCGGCCATCCGCTGCAGCGCGGGGTACACCCGGGCCTGCCTGACGCCTGCGGCCTCGGCCATGTCTTCGACGCTCAGGCCGTCGTCGGCCTTGCGAAGCAACTCCCGCAGCGCTGAAGGCAGCCGCGCGTGGTTGATCGCCTCGGCCCGCAGCGCTGCGCTTGCCGGGACGACAGCCAGAGGGTCCGGCACCGAGTACCGGCGGGCCTGCCCGCGTGCTGTTTGGCACTGCAGGTAGCCGGCCGACACCAGCCGAGCGGTGTGGGCCTGCACGGTGACGCGCAGCAGCCCTAAGGCCCCGCAGACTTCCTCGATCGTTTCGCTCCCCTCTTTGTAGCGGTCGAGGATCACGTTGGGGTCAAGGTATTGGCGCATCAGGCTCGTCGTCAAAAACCGGCAGTCCCTGCCAGTGGGTCCAACCGTCGGTGGCTCGGAAAATGCTGTAAGTGGCCACCCCCGAAGGGCGGTTGATCAACTGAAGCTTGAGTCCGCGGGGTGGGGGAAACACCGCCACCGGCAACCAGATCAGCCGGGGGTTGACTGCGGCTGCGCCGCTGGCGATCTTGCGGATGCCGTCGGGGGTAAAAGGGACGCTCACAGCGGGGTGGCCAGCTTGGGGAGGTGATCAACCCTGCGCGGGGCAGGCAGCGGCGTTGCGCTCAGTTCGACATGCAACTCCAGGCGCTCGATGCGCTCGCGCAAGCACAGCACGGTGTGGTAGTAGTGCTCGGCGCAGGCTTCGGCGGTGAGCAAGTCGCGCTGGGCGTCGTGCAAGGCGTCGGCCGCCAGCTGGGACGCCGTGGGTTTTGTGAAGAATGCAAACATGCTCAGGCTCCTGTTGAACCAAAACCACCCGTGCCCCGGGCGCTGGGCCCGAAGTCTTCGGCCAGCTCGAAAGACACCCGGGGCACTGCGAGCAGCGCGCCCTGTGCGATGCGGGTGCCTGCGGCCAGCACCGCTGGGCGGGCGCTGTCGTTGAACATGGGCACCGTGAGCGGGCCTTGGTAGCCTGGGTCGATCACGCCCACGCAGTTCGCCGGGCGCAGGCCCTGGCCAGTGGCAAGGCCGGAGCGGGCAAAGAGGAACAGCCCGTAACCCTCGGGCACGTCGACCTGCAAGCCCGTTGGGCACATCGCGGCGCGCCCGCCGGGGATCGTCACGTCGCCGGCCAAGTAGAAGTCGAAGCAGGCGTCGCTCGGGTGAGCGTGGGTGGGCATGCGCGCCTCGGGATGCAGGGGGCGCATGCGCAGCACGGGGCCGCTGCGAGGCTTCGGCAGTTCGGCGGCGGGGATGAACTCGCCGCTGTCGAGCGGCAGTCCGGGGATCTTGTCTTTTTTCATTTCTTGGAGCCTCTGTAGTCGTCGCGATGGTGAAAGGAAGAGTTGGCGGGGATGGCGCTGATCGAAGACGCCGGGCGCTTGCGGGGGGTGCGGACCCCGGAGACCAGGGACGGCAGTGCCAGCGCATCCAGCGCGCCAGGGCGGTAGACCGTCTGGTCTACGAACCAAGGGGTGGGTGACCCCTTGGGGCTGAAGTGACTCATGGAACTCCTTGTGGTTAACAACTTCTAGGTTGTAAATATACACCAGAAAAACAACCGGGTGTGCAAAGGTTGTGAGAAAAAGCGCAATTATTCTTGCACCGGGGTGAGCAGACCCTCCGACGGGCGGTCGTCGCCCGACGTGAACGTCTCTTCGTAGGTGAGCAGCATCACGATGTTGCAGAACACATGGCCCCGGTGCGGCAAACCGCTCTCAGAGTCCAGCAATTCGCCGTCGACCATCGCCAGCAGGTGGCGCGCCGCCGAACTGATCACCGCGCTCCAGGGCATCCCCTTGGCCCAGTTCCAGGCAGCGTACTTGCGCCGGCCGTACTCGAAGACCTGGGCGCACTCGGCCCAGCCGTCGCCGAGTTCGTGGAGCACCGCCATCGCCTCGCCGGTCTGGCTCTGAAACCTGCCCAGCGAGTCCAACGCCTCCACAGCGGCCTGTCCGTCCCCGCGTCTGCGGTGCGACCGGTGGAAGGCTGCGATGTGCACCAGGGGGACCAGATCGAGCGGGGGCTTGCCTGTGTTGTACCGGGCGCCGCTGCCCTTGGCGGTGCTCGCGATGTCGCCAATGCCTGCTGCCGGCGGGAGTGCGTGGAACGTAAGCGCGTCGTGGTAGTCGGGTGCCAACCCTGGGAAGCTGGCGATCGTGCGTCGGCGCTGCTCCGCGAGCGGGATGTGCTCTTGCAGGGCTTGTTCCGCTGCAGCGAGTTCAGCGGGGTGCAGGCCCAAGTGGGCTATGCGGTAGTGCTCACGCGCTTCCGGAGACCGGTGCGTAGCCAAAAACCGTTGTCGGCTTTCCATTTCAGACATGTTTTCTCCTTCGTTTCATTGCTGCCAGCAGGACATCCTGCACTTCTTTTTTCGACGCATTGCGCGCCATCACGTCTACGTCCACGGTGTCGCGGGCGATGATGTTGTGGATAAACATCGGGCGGTCCATGCCAGCCTGCTCTTGGCGGGTGGGGCCGATCCGCTCGATGATCTGCAACCGCTGCTCGAGGTCCCACCAGTGCCCGAAAAACACCAGCTGGTTGGTGTGGTACTGCAGGCCGTCGACCCCGTGTCCCATGCTCGCCGGGTGCCCAAACCACACCGTGCCTTCGCCGCGTTTGGCGCGCTCGATGTTGGCGGTGGTGTTGAGCGCGAAGCCCTTCGGGAAGGCTTTCTGCAGCCGCTCCAGATCGCTCTTGAAGTGGTAGGCCACCAGCACGGGCATGCCCGCGGCCTCTTCGATCACCTCTTCGACCGCCATGATCTTTTCGTCGTGCACCAGTTCCCAGGCTTTGTTGCCGTCGCCCACATAGGCGGCGCCGTTGGCCAGCTGCAAGCACTTGATGGTCTTGGCGGCCGCCGTGAACGCCTCAAGCCGCTCGCCACTGGAGAGCTCCGTGAACAGCTGCTTCTCCATTTCCTCGTAAGCGGCCCGGGCGCGCGCGGGCATCTTGACGTAGATGTTGTTGATGATCGGCTCCTTGAGGTCGAACCAATCCTTGGCCTCGATCGTCAGGCACACGTCGCGCAGCAGCGCCTGGATCTCGCCCTGGGCGTGGGGCAGCGCCTCCTCGCCGAAGGCGTTGGGTGGTGTGCGAAACCAGCGGTCTTTGAACGAGGAGAACGTGCGACCCAGGCGCGCACCCCGGTCCATGAACCACATCTGGCCCCACAGGTCGATCAGGCCCTTGGGCGCTGGCGTGCCGGTGAGCTCGATGAAATGCTTGGCGCTGTGGGCGACTTTGGCAAGCGCGGCCGAGCGCTTGCCGCCCTGGCGCAGGCGGAAGTTTTTGAGCTTGGTGCTCTCGTCGCTGACGATGATTTTGTACGGCCAGCGCGCACCCCAATACTCCACCAGCCATTGCAGGTTTTCGTAGTTGATGAAGTGGATGTCGACTTTCTGGGAGAGGGCTGCAACGCGCTTGGCCGCGCTGCCGGTGACCACACTGAAGCGCAGGCCCGTGGTCTGGATCCACTTGTCGATCTCGGACGGCCAGGTGGTCTCCACGACGCGCAGTGGGCCTATGACCAAGGCGGTGCCGCCCTCGGCCAGCAGCAGGGTGTCCAGGGCCACCAGGGTGCTGGCGGTCTTGCCCATGCCCATGCCAGCCCAGATGGCGCAGCGCGGGTTGGTCAGGATGTGGTCCACGATCATGTCTTGGTACGGGCGCGGCGTGAATTGCACTGCGGTCATCGGTAGCCGCCCAGCAGCATGTCGACGCCGGCGTAGTCCCACAGCACAAAGACGTGCTGGCCAGCCGCGCGCATGCGGTCGTGCTCGCGGCCCTGGGCGCGTTCGTGGGCGTTGCTTGGGAACTTTGGCCCCTTGCTTGGCGACTTGACCTCGACCCACACCGTGGGTGGCATCTTGGTTTTGCTGTCGATCAGGAGCACGCGGTCGGGCGCGGCGTTGCGGCCGATCCACTGCACCTTGCGCACCTCGGCGCCGAGCGCCTGGGCTTGGCTTGTCAGGTACGCCTCGACATGCGATTCGCGGGTTGGTATTTTTGGGGAAGTCATAGGAGGTTGTCTAAGAGTTGTGAGTTTATGCGATCGCCGATCCACCTGACGACAGGCACCGCCCACGAATTGCCCAGCGCCTTGTAGCGCGGGCCGTCCGGGCAGTCCGCCGCGGCCTTGCCGCGCCACGCGATCTGGGTGTAGCCGTCAGGGAACCCCTGGAGCCTTTCGCATTCAGTGGGGGTGGGGCGGCGCACTTGCGTGGCGGTCAGCAGCGCGGGCGGCGGGCTGTTGGCGTCCAGGCAGGCGGTGCGTTCTTCAAACAACTTGCCGGCGTTGTTGCTGGTGGTGTTGTGCAGCTTGGTGGTGTAGGCCACGCAAGGCGCATGGGCGCCAGCAGCAAGCGGGTGGCATGGGTCGCCCGCCTTTGGGTTGCTGCGGTTCGCGGCGTGGGTGATCTGCGTTGTGTCGAACGGCAGCACCGGCACCAACGGCGTGCCCCGGCCTGTCCCGTCTTTGCTGCCGTCAAAGCCCTCGCCGCGCAGGGTGTGGGCGGTCTCGGGCACGACCAAAAACGTCTCGCTCTCGAAGTCCAGGCGCCCCTTCGGGCTGGCGCAAGCGTTGCGCGCGGTGGCCACCTCTATCTCACCGGCTTGGTTGCCGCCCCCGTAGGCGGCTACTCGGCAAGCGACAACAGGGTCTTGTCCTCGGGTGTCGCCCGTTCGCGAGACGCCCCTGCCACTGCTTGTAAGGCATGGAGCAGTGCTGTGGGCAGTGCTTTGCCCCGCTTTTCTGCTCGGCGCAGTATCCCGGCGCAGGCCGTCGAACTCAAAAAGAACCGCGACGGGATCGAAGTCTGCTCGAGCACTTGCGACAACGAACACACGGCGGCGTCGTTGGGCCACTCCGAAATATTGGGCGTCGAGCACCCGCCAAGCGACTGTGCGCGCGGGTCCAGACACCACACCTGCGTACGCCCATTTGCCCCCTGGCGGGTCGAGCGGATCATCTTCGCCGGCAAGCCCGGCAAGGAAGCAGCCGAAGGCGTTGTCCTTGGTGCTGAGAACGCCGGGGACGTTTTCCCAGAAAATAATGGCAGGGTCGAGGTCGGCGTCAAGGCGGGCAGCGTCGATGGCATTGGCAATCTCACAAAAAACAAGGGACAGGTTGCCGCGCGCGTCGTCGAGCGATCGGCGCAGGCCAGCAACAGAAAACGCTTGGCAGGGGGTTCCCCCGCAAAGCACGTCGGGGGCTTCAACCAGGCCGAGCGCAATGCTCTCGGGCAGGTCGGTCATGTCGCCCAGGTTGGGCACCTCGGGGTAGTGGTGCGCGAGCACGGCGCTGGGGAATTTCTCGATTTCCGCAACCCAGGCGGCCGTCCAACCAAGCGGGTGCCACGCAACGCTGGCAGCTTCTATGCCGCTGCAAACAGATCCAAATTTCAGCATCAGTCTTTCCTATACCGGAGGGTCTCGAACCCGGCAGCAGCCAGCGGCAAGCCCTCGGCCCAGGGCGGCACGTTGGCCATCCAGGCGGCGAGGTGGTCGCTGCTGAATTCGGGAGATATGGGGGATTCGGTGAGCAGTTCGTCGTGCACCGACAGCACGATCTCGTAGCCCTGCTGCTCGATCAGCGGCATGTTGTAGGCGAGGACATCGCGGGCGAATGCCTGGGTGACGTTCTCCGCCAATTTGCCGCTGTAGGTGCTCAAGCGCGACCACTTGCGCGTGCGCTGGTCGGCGCCCATGTACGTGATCGAACTGTCGGCCTGCTCGATGCGCGCGCCGGGGTAGCACAGGCGCCGGCCCGAGGGCAGGGTGATGGTGGTCCACTGCGTCGGCTTGCCGCTCTTGAAGCAGGGCCGCGTCACCGTCACCGACCGCGCCTCGAACGTGTCGCCCGGGTTGTCGATGGCGAGGCGGAACGCCTCCTCCAGCTGCTTCCACCACGATGCGGTCTGAGGGTGTGCGAGGCGCCAGCCACGCTTGATCACATCGCAGGCCACGAACGTGTCTTCGAACATGCCGTAGGTGTTCTTGCCTTTTTTCTTCTCCATCAGCCAGCGGTAAAAGCCTCGGGAATCGCGCACCAGGGCTGGGTCGGCGGCGGGCAGGACGATGGCGGGGAGCTCGTCCAAGTCGATACCGTAGACCAAAGCAAAGGTCGCGAAAGCGCCCACGCCGCCTTCATAGCCGCAGTTATGGACGATCAGCGGACCCTTCGAAGTCATCACCGTGAACCTGTTGCGAGGCCCGCAATTCAGCAAGTCGAAGACGGGCCTCAAGGTCAAAGAGCCGCTGTTGCAACCCTTTGACGGTGCGCTTGTTGCTCCCCCGGTTTTCATGTGCGGTGACGAAACGCACGTTGCCCGGCGCGTAGCCTTTGTCCACGTCGATGCGATCCATGTCATTGCCTGGGTCTTCCCAGCCGGCCAGGGTGAGCAAGTGGGCCAGGAAGCCCCGCTTGTCTTTGCGCCAAGGCTCAAAGACGTGGATGCCGCGCCCGCCGTAAGTCGGGTACTGCTTTGCGGTTGGGCTGTGGCAGCGGGTGATTGCCGCTGAAATGCGGTTGAGCAAGCGCCGACGGTGGGCATCGTCCGGGCAAATGCCTGCGTAGGCGTACCAGTCCTTGCGCCAGTGCCCAGCAGCTTTTTTAGCGCATGCGTTGCACCGCGTGCTACTGCCTTTGCGCAGGTTGTAGTCGCGAACCAGATGTGGCTCGGCGCCGCAGGAACAAGCCACCCGAATGTTGTCAACCATGCAGGATCCCAAAAGCCCGCGCTCCACACCGACGACGGTAAGTTCGCCGAACCGGTCGCCAGGGCTTGGGAGAGGGTGCTTTCGCACGTAGCGAGTTGCTGCGCCTGCGTCCACGTTGCCCCGGTTCTGATCAAATGATCCGGAGTTACTTCGATACCCGCGAGAGACAGCGTCTGGCGCGTCCCCCGCGCCGCCAAGCCGCTGTGCGGCACCCACATCACTCCGTCCCATACGAGATCCTCCAAGGTCACTGTGTTGATGGCCTTCAGGCCGTTTGAGGTAAGCACCTGGGTGTCGGCACCGAAGCAGGCCAGTTCCTGAACTTTCCCGATCTGGCGCATCGAGCCGTCGCCGGTCTTTTTGTTTTCCATCACCGCCTCGGGCGTAACGCCGAAGGACTTGGCGTAGGCCAGCGCGTAGAGGTCGTGGCCCCGATGGATGGGTTCGCCCTTGCGGTCAAGCAGCAGGCCCGTCTCCTGGCGCTCACGCGTCTGGCGCGCCCACTCACCACCGCTGACCCAGCCGTCGATGGTCTGCTGCATCGTGTCGAACTCGGCGAAGGCGTCCAGCTTCCACTGCTCGCGCGCCAGCCAGGCCAGCGCGCGGCCCTCGATGTTCGAGAGATCAGCCACGACCATCTTGGTGCCGGGGGTCGCTTGCAAGCACCCCCGGATCGTGCTGGACAGGATGTCCATGACTGAGTAGTCGGATAGGGTTTTAGACATGATTTTCAAGCCGGATAAAGTGGTTGCGGACGTACTTCTCCCCGAGCCCGCAAAGCCTGGACGCCTCGCGCATTGACGGGTACTTAGCGCCGGTCAGGGGGTCTTCCACGCGCGCGGCCAGGGTGTGCACACCCCCGTAAACGGCATGAATGTGGTTGGCGGTGCGCGTGACCCACTCAAGGTTCTCGACCCGGTTGTTCGCCTTGTGAAGATCCTTGTGATTCACTTCTAGGCTTGGCGCGGGCTCCCCGAGGAACGCCCTGGCCACCAAACGGTGCACGGTGCAAGCGGTTCTTTTGTTGTCCCGGTGGAGGTGGACAATCAAGTACCCGCTGTTGATGACCTGTTGGGCTAGGGGCTTCCCCTTGGTCTGGCGAAAGCCCTCGACGCCGTTGCACATAACGTAGCGCTGCATGAAGGGCACCGAGGCGACCCGGCCCTGATCGCTGACCTCGTAGCGCCCCTCGTATCCCGGAATGGGTCTCCAGAGTTCGGTCACAGCACCAACTCCAGATAGCTGCCCAGCATCGCGTCGATGGCGTCGTCCAGCAGTTCGCCCTTGAGAACGCCCCGAGAAATGTTCTGCGGCTGAAAGATACGACCCGCCCAGCGCCCGGTGCGCGCCGCGCCGTTGAACTGAAGCAGGCCCCGCAGCCGACCGTCGCGGCTCACCGCCTTGAGCAGCGCGGTGTACTTGCTGGTGCTGCTGGTGCTGGCCTTCTGGCGGATCAGCAGCAACTCGCGAATGGCGGGGTCAAGCCCTGCGATTTCCAGTTGCCGATCAATGGTGGATCCCTTCAGATCGTCGAGCAGGAAGCCGTGCTCTTCAAGCAAAAAGTCGAGCAGCGCCTGGCGCTTGGTGGCCGAGTCCACCGCGCCAACGGTGGCGTCTGCGATCTGCGCGCGCAAGCGGGTCTGCTCGCGGTCGACGGCCTCAATGGCCGCTTTCGCCAGGGGTACATCGGTCATCACGCCCCGGTCGTTGATGCGCTGGTCGAGATGCCACAGGCCGAGCTCAAAGCCTCGGTAATTCCACATCGGCATCTTGCGGTGCGCCGCGCGCATGGCCAGGATGTCGCTGCCGGCGTAAGAGATGAACTCGGCCCACTCGCGTGGGTGGGTCTGGCGGCTTGCGCGGCCGCACCACTCAGCCCTTGCGGCTTCCACAGCCTTTTTGTAGTTCTTGGCGATGCCGAAATCGCAGCGCAAATACTTGTGGCTGAATGCTTTGGGCTTGCAGAACAGCATCACCAGCTGCTTGCCGCGCTTGTCCTTGGCCTCCTCGGCCGTCATGCCCAGGATCTCCGAGAGCACCGACAGCTTGCCTGGGAGCGAGTGTGCGAAAGCCTGGATCATGGTGTCGCGCCAGCGCTCGATCGGCGGGCAGATGTCGGGCATCGCGTGGCGCAGCACGGTGCGGTCGAAGCCCGAGTTGTGCGCCCAGACCTCGCCGGCATCGCGCAGCGCAATGCGCAAGTCGGCCGGCATCGGCGCACCGGTGGTCACGTCCCACACCTGGGGCACCGCGTCGTCAACGGCGTAGGCGAACAGCAGCACCTCCACGTCCTCGGCGTAGCGGTGCGTGCCGTGCGTGATCGGTGTCTCGCAGTAAGTTTCGAGGTCGAGCCAGAGCTTCATTTCTGGAGCGCCTCGGCTGGCGAATACACGCCGTGCTCTGTGGCGGTGAGTGAGCCCACCCCGGTCCCGGCGGGCAGCGCGGCGATTATCGCGGCGCGCGCCTCTGCGGCGGGGAAACGCACGCGTTCCCCGTTCGTGTAAATGACGACTCCGAGGGTAAAAACCATCGGCACCATCAGTTGGGGGTGCCTCTCTTTTAGGGGCGCGCTCATGCCGCCACCGCCTCGCGGTATTGCCACATGCCTGCGCAGCTGGGGTAACGCAGGTCGAACAAGCGGGCCATGTAAGGCGCGTGGTTGTTGTTGATCTTCCAGATCGCGCCGGGGGCCTCGGTCACCGCCGAGTGGTGGCGCAGCACCTCCACGATGGTGCGGGCGCTGTAGCGCTTGAATCCGCGCGCACGGATGCGAAACGCCTCGTCGCAGAAGGCTTTCCAGACATGCATGTTGTCGTGGAACCAGAGCGAAAACTCGCCCGGAAAAGTGTCCGGGTTTGTGCCCAGAAGCTTGGTTTCAAAGTCGAATGGCATTTCAATTTCCAGTTCAGATCGGGGGTGAATCACAACCGCAAGCCCAGCGGTTGTGAGTAGGGGCCCATTACGCGAGGTCGTCTGCCTCTTCTTCGACCGACAGCTCTTCGAAGTCATCCTCGGAGGCCACGCCTCCACCGGTGAACGCCTCGCCGTCTTTCACAAACTGCACGCCCATCAAGGTGGCGTTGACCCGCTTGCCGTAGGAGTTGTCCTGCGCCCAGACTTCCAACACAGCATTGACATAGCAGCCTGAGTAGGGCTTGCCGTCTTGGGCCACCAGGGGTGTCTTGTCGCGGTCCAGCACGCGGGGGCGGGTCGGGTTGCCTGCTGCCACGTACCAGTTGCCCTCAAAGCCTGCGTAGCTGGCCTTGCCATCGCCGTCACGGAAAGCCATGCGGTCCTTGGCCTTCAGCTCTTTGAGCACCGCAGGGGCCTTGGCGCCCCACTTGTCGTTGGCCACACCGTCGCAAGCTTCCAGCAGTTCCTTGAACTGCGGGTGGTCCTTGCCGACGATGAAGCTGGCGCCGAAGCGCGGAGTGTCGCCAGCGTTGACAGCCTTGGCCTCGAAGAGGTTGGGGAAGGCGAGACGGACGTTTTTCAGAGTGATTTTTGCCATTTTCAGTTTCCTTTGTTGTTCACAACCTGTGATTGTATATAGGTTGTGAGCAGTTGCGTAAAAAATTTACAGAAGGTCGTCCGCCGACGAGTCCACTGCCGCTGGCGCAGGGGCCAGCACTTCAAATTCATCTTCCACCGCGCCGCGCTCCAGGGCCGCGCGCTTGTCGCTCTCAGGCGCCACAGAGGGCTTGCCCTCAGACTGCTTGATCAGCGGCAGCAGCTTGTTCCACTGGCGTGGCCCGAGCAGCTTTTCTTCGACCAGCTTCTCGGCCGTGGTCGGTGAGATCAGCTTCCAGTCGTACATCACATCGCTGCGCAGCTTGAAGCCTTTCAGCAGCGCCTCGATGTCGTCGGCGTCGTCCCACTGGCGCGGCCCTTTGCGGCCCTGGACGATCTTGAAGCCCGGCACTGTGGCGCCGGCCAGCAACTCGCTCTCAGTGCGAGCGCGCACCGCTTTGCACCAGATTTCGACCAGGCCGACCTTGGCCATCGCCACACCCAGGATTTCACCAACGGTGTTGTCGGCTTTGGGGTCCACGGTCTCGAAAAGCTCGTCGACCTGGGCGGCCAGCTTGGGGCAAGTGGCCTTGGCCCGGCACCACCGGCAAGCGTCCTCGGACGGGGCCAGAAAAGCATCGACCCACTCCGGTGCGTTTTCCGCATAGTGTTTGGAGGCTTCCCCCACCACCTGTGCCGCCGCCTTGACTTCCTCACCAAACGCCTTGAGCTCTTCCACGCTGCAACTCCACTCGCTGGGGTGGTCCTTGATGCGTGGCTGGCTGATCACCAGGCGCACCCGCTCAAACGGGCCGTGGCTCCAGTCGAACTCTTCGATCGCGCCCAGGGCGTAGAGCATCAGCTGCTTGTTGCGCTCGGCCGAGACCTCCACACCCATGCCGAATTTCAGGTCGACAACGCAGATCTCGCCGTCGCCGGCCAGCACCGCATCGCTGGTGCCGGTGGCGCCCTCTTCACCGGTGTAAGCGCCGATCGGCACTTTGACTTCGATGAACAGCGCGCCGCCCATCGACAGCTTCAGGTCTTGCACATGGGTGACGTACTTCATCACGTCCTTGAGCATTTCCTTCGTCCACTTGGCGCCGTTCTCGGCCCGCTGGCCAACGAGATCAGCGCCAACAGCGCCCAGCAAAATACGCTCGCCCAATTCGTGGGCGGCCGTACCTTCTGCTGCGTGCTCAGACCCCTTGTCCTTGATCCCTTCGCTCAGGATGTTGCTGCCGGGGCAGGACATCCAGCGCGAGGCCGAGGAGGGGGACAGCCTTGCGTGGTAGGCCATTACGCGGTCTCCGCGGCACCGACGGCTTCCAGCGCTTCGCAGGCTGCGGCGAGGTCGGCATCCTTGACTTCGCTGCCGCGACCGGCACCCAGGCTCTTCAGAATAGCCACAACCTCGGCGCGGTGGGTTGTGGCTTTGGACTTGATGAGGCCCACCAGGGTGTCACGCGAAGGGCCTTCGGTTGTGGGCTCTTCTTTGGTCACAACCTGCTTGGTCTTCTCGGCGACAGGCTCTTCCTTGACAGCCGCAGGCGTTGCTTTCTCGGCAACGGACTTGGCCTTCTCGGCGGGCTTCTCGGCCTTTTCAACAGCGGGCTTCTCCACCTTGGCGGCCGGCGCAGCGGTGGTGCTGGCCGCCAAGGCGGCGGTGAGACCGAGGATGGCTGCGGTCAGGTTTTCGATGGTGGTTTCAATGCTCATTGGGGTTCCTTGGGTTTTGGGTGACCGGGATTGGTCGCCCGAGATAAAGTTCTTCTGTGGTTTCGTTTTTGGATTCCAGCCGTTTGCACAGCTCTTGAACCAACAGATCGCGGGGCCTGTTCAAGTAAGCCATCCTCAAGATTTCGTCGTCGCTCAGTAAATGCACGTTTGCCTTTTTTTTGGCCCTACTCACAACCTAAACTTGATTGCTTGTGAGAACTGTATCACAACTTTTTGGTTCTGCTACATCTCTTCACAAAAATTAAGCAAAGGTTTGAAATATTTTGTCTGTGCGCCAGCGCACATAGCGGGGAAAAAAGACAAAAAACCGGCCTGGGCCGGTCTGGGGGTGGTCGCGCAACGCCGAGTTCAGGCGGCCGGCGTTGCTCCGCCGCGCCAGGGGTACGCTTCGATGCCGGAGATCATGGCTGCAGCTTCCATGACGTGCTGTACCTCCCACACTTCCACCCCGATCGACTCGGCAAATTCGATGTGCGCTTTGGCCTCGGCGCCCAGGTTGCCGTCGCCCAGCAAGCACAGTACCGCCCGAAGCCCCGGATGCTGGCGCTTGATGGCCGCCAGCTTGAGCAGCGCTCGGCTCAAGCAAACGCCCTTGGCGTCCCCCACTTTCCGAAATTCAAGCGCCAAGCGGGCCGACAGGAAATCCACAGGCACCTCGCTCGCTCCGACGGGCAGCAGGTCGCGCCGGGCGCACTCGCGGGCGCTGTCGGGCAGATAGCCCAGCAACTGGTCCCAGGCTTCTCCCGCTTGCGCCTCGGTCTGTAGGGATGTTGAACGGTCGGCGGTGCGTGTGACTCTCAAAGCATTGGAGCCTTGCGGGACGTTGATCGGAGCCTCCATGCGCAGCCGTGGCGTGCCTTGCAACATGCTTGCGAACGGGATGCGGGCGACGTGGCTGTCGGGGCCGAAGATCTCGCGGAGCTGTTCAAGCCGGTAGGGCGGCGGGAAGCCGCGCACCCGCCACTTGTTGATCGCCTGCTGCGTCAAGCCGATCTGCTTGCCGAGCAAGCGCTCGTTCATGCGCTTGGCCGCCAGGTCAAGGGCCAGCGCGGTGGCGAAGTCCGGCGCGATTTCGCGACGCGGGGTTTCAGGGGGAGTCTGGTCTGCCATTTAAGTTCCACGGTTTCCAGCGTATAGCTTTTTGGTTTCGTCGGAACAACCAATATAACACTTTTCAGTTGTCAGTGAAACATAATTTGTAGAACCACTCGCCGGGGTTGTTCGGGTGTATGCTCGGGGTTGTGAAGAAGTTGTCAACCCAAGGAACACCCGCTATGACCGCGAAAACCCCGACCCTGAACACCCGGCTTGCTCGCCAGCGCCTGATCATCCAGGGCATCATCCGCGACCCGCGCGTTGGCTCGCAACGCGCCCTCGGCGAACTGCTGGGCGTGTCCCAAGCTGCAGTCAGCAAGTGGGAGCGCCGAGGCTACCTGCCGCTGGACCGCGCCGGCGAGATCGAGAGCCTGCTGGGCATCCCGCGCCGGCACATCGCAAACCCGCGCATCGTGGACGCGCTGGAGTCCGTCGAATCCCTGCTGCAGGCGGCGTGATGATGGCCGCGTCAAAGAAGACGCCGCTGGAGCGCTTCTGCAACAACGGGGTGGCCATCCCCGATTTGCTGAAAAGCGCGAAGCGCTGGGCGCCCTGGCGGGCGTCGTGGAATGTTGCGCGTGAGAAGTACGACAAGCTGCCGAAAGACGCACGCAACCCGGAGCGCGGCATCTCAACAGCGAGCCCCGACAGCTGGTACAGCTTCGCTGATGCTCTGGCCTCGCACCAAGGCAGCCAGGGCGGCACCAACGGTGTCGGCTATGTGATGACCAAAGTGCACGGCGTGATCGGTGTGGACATCGACGGTGCTGTGGATCGCGACACGAAAGTGGTCGATCAGTGGGCACTTGACGTTGTGCGCGCGCTCAACAGCTACACCGAAATCAGCCCGAGCGGGCGTGGCCTGCGCGTGTTCGTGTCGGGCGCGTTGCCGGATGGCGATTGGGTCAACCACCAAGTGGGCATCGAGGTGTATTCCGGCGGCGCGCCGCGCTTCCTGACTGTGACCGGCCGCACCCTGGTCGGCTACTCCGACGCCGACGGTGTGGTGCTTGAGGCGTTCCCCGCCCAGGTGAACGCCGCACCGGCGGCTGTCATCGCGCAGCTGGCGGGTCAGTACCGCCAGAGCGCCGCGCAGAAAGCCGCCAACGGTGAGGCCCCGCCCATGCCTGCGCTGCTGGATGTCGACGATCTGCCCGCGTTGGACACGCTGGACTTGCCTCCGCGCGCAGCGGCTTTTCTCACCGATGGTGAGTCCTCGGGGGACCGCAGCCTGACGCTGTGGAGCACCACGATCTCGCTGTACGGCGCCGGTCTCACCGACTTGCAAGTGCAAAGCACGTTGGTCTCGAACCACCACGCGCTCGAGGTCGCACTGAACCACCGGGGGCAGGACGCCGACAAGGCCGCGATGTACTTGTGGAAGCACATGACCTGCAAAGCGCGCGAGATCGGCGTGAGCAAGGCACTGTGCGCCGAGGATTTCGAGCAGCTGGAAGCTGAGTACGAGGCCACGGAGCTGGACATCCCGGAGCAGATCGACCCCGCGCAAGTGGTTGCGGGCGACGACGATTTCGAGAACCTCGGGCCGGACCTCACAGCGGCAAAACCCAAGGCGAAAGCTGCCATGAAATTCGCACCGATTCAGGCCGCAGCCTACGCCGGTGCGTTCACGCGCATGGACTGGCTGGTGCCCAATGTGATCCCGGCCAAGAGCTTTACCTCGGTGTTCGGGGAGTCCGGCAGCGGCAAGACGTTCTGGGTGTTGGACGTTGCGATGCGGATGGCCTGCGGCATGCCGTGGTGGGGCAAGACCTTGGCCCGGCGCCGGGTGGTCTACGTGGCCGCCGAGGGCGCGCAGGGCGTGAAGCTGCGCCTGAACGCCTGGGCCAAGCACAACGCTGTCAGCCTGGACGACGCGGATTTCTTCGTGATCGCCGGCCAGCCCAACCTGCTGGAAAACGAGGACGTGAAGTTGCTGGTGCAGGCCATCCGCTCGATCGGGCCGATCGATCTGCTGATCCTCGACACGATCGCCCAGGTGACCCCAGGTGCGAACGAGAACTCGTCCGAAGACATGGGCAAGGCGATCAAGCACTGCAACACCCTGATTTCGGTGCTGAAGACGACCGTCATGCTGGTGGCCCACAGTGGCAAGGACATCGCGCGCGGGCAGCGCGGCTGGTCGGGCTTGAAGGGCGCGATGGACAGCCAGATCGAGGTGATTCGCTCACCAACCTTTCGCTCGGCCACGGTGAGCAAGCTCAAAGACGGCAGCGGCGAGGGCGATGAGTACATCTTCAAGCTCGCGACCGTGGATCTGGACTGGGACATTGAGGAGGGCGACATCACATCGTGCGTGGTCGAGCCTGAGATGGACGCCGATCAAAAAGCGGCCCACAAAAACGCGCAGCAAGAGGCCCAGAAAAAGCCCCCTGGCCGACGCAAAGACCCGAGCGGGGGCAAGTGGGGCTGGACGGTTATTCGGGCGCTGGAGACCCTGTGCGGCTGGGCCAACACACCGGTCAAGCGCGAGGTGCTTGAGCCTGCAGCACTGGCTTTGGTGGCCAGCTCACCGGACGCGGCCAAGGACGCCAAGAGTCAGCACCTGGCGGTGACCCGTGCGCTCAAGGCGCTGATCGAAGCCCGACGCGATGTGCTGTATGACGAGGACAACAACCTCTTCACCCTGCGGGTGCCGCCGGCGCCTGTTTCTTTTGACGACTGATGGAGAACCCAATGATCAATTCCAAATCCGGCCTGAGCGCCGCAACCCCTTGCGGAGCCGGGGCTGCGCAGTTGGCGGCGTTTGCGCAGGCGTTTGAGGCGTGGGAAACGGACTTCCGCGCGAGCCCCGATACCTTCTTCATCCCCGAAGAAGTCAAGGCCCTGGGTGTGTCGGAAGTGTCGATGGCCCGAGCCGAGCACTTCGCAAGGCTGCTCACCGGCCTCCGGTAGACTGAAGCGCTACCCAGAAGAGGCACCTTCGGGTGCCTTTTTTACGTTCCGACGAACGGTTGTCGTAAGGTTGTTTTTCTATGTAGAATACAACCTGTCAACAACCTAAATGAAAGAGCAACATGACTGTCTCGCAAAAAAGCAAAGTAAAAATTCTGCTGCTGACCCCCGCGAAAGGGGTGCGCTTTGACTCCGAGCCGGGTGACGTGAAAAGCATCTCATGGCGCGGGCCTGAAGTGCCTCGCACCGTGGTGCAGGCCCGCGCGGGGGAGGCGATCGACTGGGGTGGCTGCTGGGTGCCCGCCCGCGGTTACGCGGTGCTGCTGGACCAGCCTACCTCATGAAGTATTTCAACACCCCATTCATCGGCGCCGCAGTGCAAAGCATGTACCGCCTGGAAGCCAGCCAGACCGCCCGCGACGATCTGATGCCCCCGCAGGAGACCGCCGACTTCTACGCCGCCTACCAGGGCGCACAGCCCTGGGGCCACCCGTCCGATCCCCCCTTGGAAAGCAGCCCATGAACACCGAAGATTTCACCCGCGCCCTTGGCCAAAGCCGCAACGGCACCGACCAGTTCCACTTCAACCCCCTCTACCGCTGGATGCACTACTCCGACGGCGTGAAGGAGGTGGCCGAGAGCGGCTGCTACTGGCTGCTGGACATTCTGGGTACTGAGTTGCCGGACGCCCTGCGCAGTGGGCAGCCCGGGTTCGTGATGCTCACGATCTCGGTCGAGGTCAAGGGCAGCAAGTGCCGGATCACCGCCACCACCGGGGATGAAGACCCGGCGCTCTACACCTGCGCTGTCGAGTGGACCGACCTGCCCGAGGGCAAATGGGACATGCTGCTGACCGTCGAGAGCAGTGTGGGCAGGCTGATCCTGTTGACGGAGTATTGACGGGGAGGGCGGGCCCCGCCCAAAAACCACCACAAAACAACCCAGGAAATCCGCCCCTCGAGGCGGCTTTTTTGTGCTCAAAACGCCTCAGAATCAGCAACTACCCCCGGAATCAACAATCATCAAGAATACCCTTTATTGATTCCTGATACCGCAGAATCAAGAATCAATAATACACCACCCCCTTTAGGGGGTGTATTGTTGATGATGCCAACATCACTTATTTTCCGAACTAAAGATTGATTCCGGAAAAAAAGGCCCGTTCACGTTTTTCATAGTGGACTGGGAAAATTTTCCGAAAACGGTAGAGGCGGCGGTCAAGGCCATTCTTGATGCTGAGAGTTCTTGATGCTGGCCCGGTGCCCTACGCTGATGGCTTTGTGCGGTGCGCGGTGGGCCGGCCTTGGTGCCCTTGGCGGTGCGCTGGTGGCAAGTGCGCACAACCCGAAGTTGTGAACTACACTCACAACCATGACATCCACAACCTTGCTGCGCCCTGCCACAACCTTGGACGATGTCTGCGCCCTGGTGGGCTGGAGCCGCACCGTGCTGCTGGTGCAGTGGTACGGGGGTACGAACCTTTACGTCCCCGATAAGCCCACGGAAAACCACCCCCTCTCAAAGCTGCTTGGGGAGCGCCCGCTGGCGAACCTCATCACTGAGTTCGGTGGGCAGACCGTTTGGCTGCCGGTGCTGCTGGGTGGGATGCATTCGTACTCTGACGCGCTGCGCCGCAAGGTCCGCGATGCTGCGGCTACAGGGATGGGCAAGAAGGCCATCTCCGACCGACTGATGATCTCCGAGCGCCACGCCAGCCGCATCCTGCGTGAGCTCATCGGTGCTGGTCTTTTGCCCGAGCAAACGCCAGGAAAAGTAGGGGCAGAAAACGTCCCCGCAAATGCCCTGGAAAAACGTCCCCGCAAATGCCCTGGAAAAACGTCCCAGGAAAGGCCCTGGGAAAACGTCCCGGGAAACGCCCCCGGCAAAACGCCCCCAACCGTCTGACCTACCGCGAGGACCAAGCATGCCCATCTCGAAGCCGACCCCCGACCCGAAAACCTCGGTGCCGGATCCCGCAACCCCGGTGCCCAGCGCGCCAGGGTTGCACATGCGCCGCGTGTCCGGTCTGCGCATGGCACTGTGCATCGTGCCCGCCGTGCTGCTCGTCACCACGGGAGGCTCGCTGGTGCTGGCCGTCGCCTTTGCCCGGCTGCCCTTGCTGGCGCTGGAAGAGGTCGCCCGTCGCTTGGTGCTGTGGGGCTTCGCTGCGGTCGGCGCCACGCCACCCGCAAACCGCTGGCCAATGGTGGTGGAGCTGCCTACCGACCCGGCGTACCGGTGATGTGGTTCACCTGCGTGCACGGCGTCTGGCCCGCCGGCCTGTGCAACGATTGCCCAGGCCCCGCACTGCGCCCTTGGCGCTTGGCGCCGCCAAGCATTGACGGCTTGGTGCTCGCGGCATCAAGCACGGCGCTGCTGCGCCACACCCAAACCACCAGCACGCTGGCACAGCTGTCTGCCGCACTGCTGGACCGCAACGCGCTTGACTCGGCCGCAGCCGACGCCTTGGACCGCGCGATGTGCGCGCCGCCCCCGTAGGCCCGCGCCGACGCCCGAAAACTCCGCGCGCCGCGCCGACGCTGCCCTTTGCCCAGGGGCTTTCCCCAAAAAATAAATCGGGACGCCTTTTCTGGCGGCGGTTTTCCCCAAAAAATAAACCGGGACGACTTTTCCTATTTCGGGGTTTTCTGCCCGGCTCCCCGGCCTGCCCGGTCCTCGGTTTCTGTTTTTGGCCTGGTTTTCCGGCGGGGGGCGGTCCTCGGAACACGATTTATGTGGTATTTTTTCCACAAAATGACGTAGATCGTTGATTTTGTTGGGTTTTCTGCTTTCCGCATCGGCCCATCAGGTGGGCCAGAACACGCGCGGCACCGCATCGGCCCATCAGGTGGGCCAGAACACGCGCGGCACCGCATCGGCCCATCAGGTGGGTCAGAACACGCGCGGCACCGCATCGGCCCATCAGGTGGGCCAGAACACGCGCGGCACCGCATCGGCCCCTCAGGTGGGTCAGAACACGCAAAGCCAAAAAATACCCGCATTTTGCGGGTATTAAAATTAAACATAGATTTTTTAGTATTTCAAAATAACAGCATGTTCCATGATAGCTAATCGGTACATTTCAGCGTTAACCCATGTTGTAATCGGATCCGAAAAACATACGATACCGTACGCATCAACCCATGAGACTTTAAAATATCGCATTTTATTTTCCAATAAAGGTTAGCAGGGTTTCGTATATAAACGGTGCCGATATCACAAGCCCCGCTAACAGCGCTTTGACGTATTCCATATTAGTGGATCGCAATAGCAATCACGCGCCCACGCATGGCAGGTAACCCGCATGCATGGCCAGCACCTGTGCAACTACCGCAAGCCCCGGGGCATGGGAACATTTTTTCGGGAACAGCCGCGCGCAATGCAGCGTTAATCTCTTTAGTACCGTGCTCATTGGATTTCACTTTTCGGCCGATGGAAACAGCCCTAAATTCCCCTCGCACAATGGGCAGGGTTTTTACTGCTTCGAATAATTCTGGGGATGCATTATGTCCACTTGACAGATTAAGCATGTAATTCGAAGGGAACGAATTAACTAACCCGTAACCCAATAGAACTGCAAAACTCTTAGAATATCCGTAAACCCGTGCCAATGGTGCGCGTTTTATTTCAGACATCCAAAACGCAACATCGGCAACATTAGCAAAATCGCCATCAACATAAAGACGACAATCAAACCCGTCTGGCCTATTTTCTGCTATATCGCAAAAATCTGAGCTAATGGCATTCTGATTAAAGCGCATGAGAAAAGCATTCTGCGCTTGACGCGAAAACGCAGCTGGGTACCGCCATGCTGAGTACGAATAACAGAACGATAGGCATTCTCCGGCACCGGGGCATGTAACCCCGGGTAACGTAGAAAACGCAATAAATGGGAGCTTGCTGTTTCCACCCATTGCAAATATGGAAAATGCGGGTATGCGGGTTGCAAACACTGTTTGAAGTTTAATAAAATTGGCTTGCCAACCCTTGGATGCGAACAATGGGTTTTCCAATGCTGCCGCTATTGCATTAGATATATCCGCACGGTTTCCCGTTTGAATGACTACCGCCATTTCTTGCAAAGCAGAAAACACAAGGGCAGCCGAAGAGAATGATTTTTTTTGCATGATATTAATTGTTAAAGGGTTGGGGTGCATCAAGAAACATCGAATGAGAATTCAAGGCATTCAGTTAAAACCCCTTTAAACCGTGCTATTACGGTTGTATCGCTGCAGGTCAAACAGTTTTTATATTCTGGGTTCGCGTGCTGCCAATATGTCAACTCATGTAAGTCGACCAATGTTATATCGGAGAAATCGCAATTAACCAATGCTTGTGCCCAATATGCCGGGAGAACAACTGTTTCTGTTTTCATGATAGTTTAATTGTGAGAGGGTTGTAAGTATGGGCGGATTAAACGGACCAGACGGTAGATCCTGGATCTTTTTTTGCTTCGGGCATAAGTAGGCGTTCTGCCATATTGAAAAACGTATCGTCATAATCGGGATGTTCACACGATTGATAATCCACACAAGCAAGCAGGCGCAGAATATCGGCTGCGCGATACTGTGCAATAGACTCAATGGTCGTTGAAGCTAAATCGACCTTTTTTACTCGGGTTTTCTCGCGGTACCGATAGTTAACACTCTTAACATTCTCACGTTTCAAACTATCGGCGAAACTTTGTTGCCTTTTTTCCGCCGTGAAAAGGTATTTTGCGATAGTGGCAAATTGGCGATCTGAGCAAATATAAGCGGACATGATATTTTTCCTTTTATTGTGGAAAGGTTGTTAGGTCAGACGTTGAAAAAACGCGCAATCTTTGAGCCGATGGCGAAACCCGTAATGCATATCGCGAGGAGGAGGAGGAGGAGGACCATGATTTTTTTCTTTAAAAAGGGTTAAGACTGCAAAGCCGACAATATGTGGGCTTTTTCGGTTTTGGCTGTTTCCAATGCTTTAGACTGTAATTCCCGTGCTACGGTGGCCAGATACTTATTAGCTTTTTTGTTGTAGTTGCATTCGATACCCCACAAACTGGCTGCGTGGTCTGACAACAGCACACCGTTTGTGGAAACCGATACGACTACACCAACGAAAAACCATTCGTCATGTTTCCACTGTTTGATTTTTACGGGCCCATAACATCCGTAATCGGAAATATTGGAATCTGTATCGGATTCAAGGGTTGCAACAAAATCGAAACCGTCAGAGGTCCATTCGATTTTGTCCCCTACACAAGCGTAGGAATCGAATTGTGGAAATTTAGCTTTTTTCATGATAGTTTAATTGTGCTTAGGTTGTTAGGTCAGACATTAAAAAAGCGTGCAATCTTTGAGCCGATGGCGAAACCCGTAATGCATATCGCGAGGAGGAGGAGAATCATGCTTTTTTCCGTTAGGTTGTTTGTTGGTGTGTGGAAAGTATAACCCTAAAACAACCCTCTTACAACCTATATTTCACCGTTTGTCTGCCAAGATGCGCCGTTTGTCGGCTGTTTTCGGCTTTGCGCCGCCTGGTGCGCCGTTTTTTCTTTTTTGCTGTACCTCGTGGCCTGTGCCTGTGCTGGTGCTGTGGTCTGGTGCTGGTGCTGTGGTCTGGTGCTGTGGTCTGGTGCTGTGGTCTGGTGCTGGTGCTGTGGTCTGGTGCTGTGGTCTGGTGCTGTGGTCTGGTGCTGTGGTCTGGTGCTGGTGCTGTGGTCTGGTGCTGTGGTCTGGTGCTGTGGTCTGGTGCTGTGGTCTGGTGCTGTGGTCTGGTGCTG